ACTGACGTTTGGGTATATGGATTTTACTGCCTACCTTCATGAGTGCCATGTTACGGAAAAACTCAGCATCTTCACTTATTTTTATATTGCCCTTCGAAGTACTACCATCTTTTTTATATTTTACTTTTCCTCCCAGTTCGTAATACTTTGCCCAAAAGAACTTTTTCATTTTTGCCGTAACGGTGATATCACCCCCTTCATTGTGAATCTGTGCTGATGGATTACCTGAATAGAACTTTACAGCATCGGATAGTACACTTGCCCTAATTGATCCGCGTAACCCTCCACCTCCACGAACTACAAGTAATGACCCTTTTCCTTCACGTCTACGTGCCGGCCATTTCTGACTAAAGAAAGCTTTCCGTTCAAAATTCCTGTCAAACTCAGATAAGAGTTCAACTTTCATATCGGTGAGAATTTGTTTTCTTAAATCATTAACATCCATACTTGCTTTATTCAGAATAATTGTCTGTTACTTCCTTTTGTGCTTCTTTAATTTCATCCGGACTTGAACTTCGTGCCATATAAGGATGTTTATCCGGAAAAATAGATAATGTCTTACCTGGATTAAAACGGAACATAGCAGACTTGTTGACTCCATTTACCATATTGGTTGTAGCCTGTTCACCCAGTTGAATGGCATCCGTTGAATTTGAAAGCTCTGCACCTTCTTTGCCTACCTGAATCACCATACACCGGCAGTTCCAGTCAAGTGGTGGAACGTATTCATTCCAAAACGGATCATCCAAAGGAAGTGTGGTGTTATTTAATTCCTCATGATCGGCACGTACTTTGGCATCACCTGCAGTGCGGAACTGTAACAGGTAACGGCTGCCATCCTTTTCATAATCCTGCCACCGCGCTGCTGTTTGGGCTGACTGTTGAGCAAAATTATATTCAGCATTCAGGTAGTTCAGGTTGTATTCGTCATTGATTACCTGAACGTCCAGTTTAAAGGCATCAAATGATTTTACTTCACCACTGTCAGTAATCAACAGTTCTGAGGCCTGTTGAAGTTCGTGGAATGTTTTCATCCCTGAGAATACCCAGGTGTTTTGACGCAATGCTGCTATAACCGTTTCAGGTAATTCATACTTCAACGTTGCTGCAGCTATTCCCTTATCAATGCCAACATACAGGATCCGGTTTATTTCGCCTATCAGCTCGGCAGGTGCGCCTTTAATAAGCTCTTTCGGTGTAATGCCCTTATTTTTATGTAGCCAGGCAACAGCACGATCAAAAATAGCTGAATCGAAAGGAGGAATATCACCTTTAGCCAACTGAACTGTCGACGTATTTGTATATAATTCAATTAATGCTTCGTGTAGCCCTGAGTAGTAGTCAGGGCTTATTGAAAAAAATTGAGTTTGGTTTTATCAGTTGGTTGAACTGGTGGTATTGGTGGAACAGGTGGTGTTGGTTTAGTCGGCTCTTTTTTACCTGTAATTTTTACATTGTATTTTTCATTGAAATACTCCTTATCAATTTCATAACCGGCATCTAATAACATCTTTTCGTATGCGATCTGTTCTGAAGGTGTATAATCAATGGAACTGTCCCAATCAAAACGAAGTCCTTTGACCGGGAATCCGTGCATGATCATAAATGGAATAAGCTTATTATTCACAAGGTCCCGGATAAAGTCGGCATCAGTTTCAATTACATTTTGTAAAATTTCTAAATGAACTTCTGACTGACTGCGTGAACTGCCGTTGTCAAGTGTCATAGTGGAATTCAGAACTCCCTTTGACATTTCAGAGTTGGCACGTTCAATGCGTTTATCGTATACATTAAAAGCATCTCCTCTGGTTGTTTCCTTTATTTCAATTTCAGTGCCTTCAGGGAAAAGACCCCATGCAGCTGCACCCATATCAGACAACATTTTTTCGACCTTGGTAATTTCTTTTGCATCACGGCTGGTAGTTTTCCCTATCCGGATAGGCATGCCAAAAAGTTCACCAAATGCATCCCAAAAAGCAAGCATGTTTTTTTTACTGATTGCCTGAGGTGCCAATTTTAGGAATAATCCTAAACTTTGAGGGTCTCCGGCTTCAATACACCATTTAGCCAGGTCACCTGAACGGTAATCAATGCCCATTGATGGAAGATCGCCAATTTCCTTTACGATAACTCCGTATTCTGGTGTGACATGTTTACGTGGAACGAGTGTTGTGTTTTGGAATTGAAGTTTATCATCTATTGTAACAATATCACCAAACTGAATGAGCGAGTGACCCCAGTACGTTGAATCAAGTGCCAGGGAAATGAAATTTTTAAACCATTCGGCTTCGAATAGTTCAGTGATATCCTCCAGTTCTTTTTTAGACTTCTTATCAACAAGTTTAAACGATTTACGTTGTACGAATTTTTTACGTTGACTTATGGCTCCTGTTAAGTGCAGGTCTATTTCTACGTCGGTATATACATCATACAATCGGGCACGCCAGGGATGTTCTACATGGATGGCCTGTTGCCATGCTGCACGCCAATCACCAATGTCTTTTTTAGTAAGATATTGAGTTCGGTTAGCCAGTTCAATTATCATGGATTTAACGCGTTCCTGTTTCACGTTATCCATTGCCAGGAGCATCTCAGGAGTATAGTTCATTATTGTTTGAAGTTTGAAGTTTAAAGTTTGAAGTTACCAGTCATTACGGTTTTTTGGAAGTGATCCGTATTTAATGTCACTTCCTATATCGGTACCGGTTGAATCAGTAAGAGGTGGAAGTTCAGGGGATGCTTTTCCTGCCTGTACATCTTTAAGACCGGAAATGGCACTTTTATAACGTGTTTCGCGTATTTCAAATCCCATCTTTTTTGGTAGCCAGGCAATGAGATTATAAAGTGTAATATCACAAGTGATCATTACAAGCCATGCGTTTCGATTATCATCAGTAGCAGCAAATGCGGTAGCTACATCGAAACGATTTCTAAGGTAAGAACTGATTTCTTCAATTGCGTATTTTTCCGCTTTTTGGCGTGTGAGTTCATCCGACTGTTGAATCACATCAAGTGTGACGGCATCGGTAACGGCTGTATAATCTTCTGAGGTTAAAAACATATCATAATTAGTGATTAGTGATAAATGATTAATGATTATCGGGTGCAATAAAATGCCAGTTTTTCAATATCCTGAATTGTCAGACCTTTTGTAAAAGTACCTTCCTTAATCAGTTCTTTCAGGTTCTGCTTTGATTTGACAAGCGGACGGCCTTTATACCATAGGCAAAAGAATTTAGCACCTGTTTTTTCAAACATCCAGTTAGCTTTTCGGATGGCACGCCTTGCTAAACGTTGACGTCTGCTATTTGCAAACCAAAAATAGATTTTTACCATTTTAATGTGTGTTTAAATTGTGTTTAATCAATATTTAATAGGTCAACCACGAGGGTTTACCCTACCATGCATTTTTTGAAGATTGACGTCGGCCAACGGATGGTGAATATATCTCTGCCCTGGTACGTTTTTGAAGAATGTAAATAGCACCCTCATCAGCATCCGGAGCATCATCATGTGTCCGGCTTCCTTTTTCAAATGATAAGGTCTGTTCAATACCGGTCAACATATCAGGGTCATTTTGCATTGCTTCATTATACCAGACAAAACCACGTTCCCATAATGGACTCACTCCTTCAACCCGTTGGAACTTTTCCGGTTTTTTACGCATGTCCGGACGGATAGGTAATTGATACCCGCGCAAATTACCTTCAGTAGTAAATTCGTCCAGGATAATATCCTGAAGAAAATTAGCCTCCATGTAATAATCACAAATCACACCTTCCGGCATTGATTCGTGCAGATCGTAAAACCATCGTACCATTTCACCTGTGGAGCATTGGCGAACGAAGGCTTTGATATGATGAAGCTCTGTTCCTACTTTACCCCACACTTTTATGGCTTTGTAGTCATTCTTGGTAGTTCCTTTAAAAGAAGGGTCACAATAGGCTACAATGCTTTCGTACTTATCCAGGCGTGGGAGTTTCTTCCAACGTATCCAGTCATTTTTAAAAACAGCACCCTCTGTAATGGGATTATTCATGTATTCCTTTTGGAATGCCCGGTAACCCATAAAAAGCTCCTTTGCCTTGATACGTAACTCTGTCCAGAACTCAGGCCATGAAGGTTCACCCTTTGCATTGCGGACATTAATCCTTAATACATATACGCTTGCAATAGCAGCAATACGTGCCAGTACGGAGTTTTTACCTATCATGTTGCCAACCATAATAAAACGACCACCCATAGGACCAAATGAACCGAATAAGGCTTCTTTTACCCAATCGACCATGTTGTTTACCCGGGCTTCATTTTCTACCAGTTCATCATCATCCAAGTCATCTATTGCAATATAGTCCGGACGGTTCTCTTTGTACCGGAGTCCACGGGGTGACTGTCCACGACCACGAGCAAAAAAAGCGCAATCATCTACTGTTACAAACTCACCTTCTGTCCAGCTGCCAGCATTATATTGTTTACCAAAATCATTAATGTATCGTTGGTTGTATTGAAGTTCTGCCTGTACGTCGGATAGTAAAGTATTTGCATTGTCCTGGGATTTACCAACCAGAACCATCACGTTTATTTCACGTTTCTTTTGACATTTAAGCCAAAGCGGAATCATAATGTCCACATGGGTAGATTTAGCATGACCACGTGCCCAGATAAATGCTGCCTGAATGTCCCGGTTCTCTTTTAGCTTATTGGCTGCTTTGGTATGAAATTTCGCATTAGGAATGACTTTCCCGGTTTCCTTATCGGTACAATAATGTGGAAAATAATAAGCAACAAAATAATCATAATCGTTACGAGCCTTATCAATACGACGTTGCTTATCAGCATTGGATTCTGATTTATTTATGGTAGTCTGATTTTGCACCGAGGTACAATGTTCCTTCCATATCCGTAATGCTTCTTTTTGTTCTGATAAAGTCATAACTGGGTCTTAACATCCCCTTTAGGGGCTTGGGGTTTATTTCGTTAAGTGTTCAGAGATATAAAGATCCTGGTACTTATTAATGGCTTTCACTAGTTCCGGAGTAACTTCTGAGTCGAATGACTGTCGGTACTGGATCCATTTTCCAAAAGCCATAAATACCTCAATAGCATCTACAATATTGGCCTTTTTGTCCAGCTTTTCAATGACACTTGCAAACTTGGAAAGCTTATCCCCTAATCCGGCAAGTACAACAGGATTCTTTTCTGTATTAGCCTGTTCAATTAGATTGTTTACTGCCGTCAACAACTTATTGACTAATTCGGGTCGGGTGATATTAGCAGCTGCTTTGGTTGCTGCCCAGTTGCCCAGTTCTACCCACTTACTCATTGTAACGGCACTTACTCCTACCTTCTCTGCAATACTTTTTTGAGCATCACCTTGCAGGTAAAGTATGCGTGCAAATTCTTTCTTTTTCTCCAGTTCTTTTTTTGTGGACATAATTTATTGTGCTAATGTACTTAAGTGCGAATATGATTGTGATGCAAAATTGGTGCTTTTATGTCATGATTAAAAATAGAATTGACAGAATGGCAGTCCTATTTTTTAAGGTGGTTTTATTCCTATTTCTTTGCAACTCAATCAGGTCGACGAAAAACGTGCGATATCTAAATTTAAAGTTAAAATAACATGAATTACGATGTTCTTATTTCAAACTCAAAACTGAACTGCTTTGGCTTTCGGGTATTGACTTCGGGTATTGATATGGTTCAATTTGAAAAGAACCCTATCATGCTATTT